GTTTAAGAAAACGTAGAAGGAATTATCGACCCCTCATAGCAGTCAGCCTTCCACATCGCCACCTTATCCTTAGTGGACTTTTGATTTCCATACGCATCCAACGGCACGAACCCAGAACGGTTCATGTATCCCTTATATTGCTTCCTATAATTCTCCTCCAATGAAGGGAACTCCACATCGTGAATCGCATTTTTCATATGCGAATATAAATATAACGATATACTATCCGGCTTTGACAACAAAAGCTCCATTATTTCGGGCGTTACATTACCTCCATGTGCGACTAAATTGTCATATGCACACTTTAACTGGTAGTGAACCTCCGGATTAGTATTCAAATATGCTAACGCCACGATTTTGGCTGTTTCAAGGGAAACATTCTTAGATGATGACACGCTCCATCCACACTTCATGATTGCATCCTTAGCCTGCTTCATAGGAACAGGTGAAAGGAAAGGCTTTCCATCTATGTATGTCTGAACAATGGAGTACTTCAGAAAGGTCATACCCCACGAAGTAAGTTCTTCTACTTCATAAGGTCTACCATCCTCGGCGGTAAAAAAATGTATTTCTCCAATAACATCCTCCGAGGAGAAGCGTTTACTAGCTTCTCTCTTATACATCATCCCAAATTGCTTCACGCACATGTTAACGAAATCATCTAACGGATCTTTGGAGTCTTCGTACAACTTAAATTGTTCCATCCATTCGCACCAACCAGCTACGTGGTCGTCACCATAGAAGAACATAATAAAGTTCATTGAGGTCACTACTTCTCTAAGCATTTCATTATCAGAATACTTGTTCATAAGTTTCTTTAGATAATATATATACAATATTATCTGATAGACTGTATCTATTGTCGAAGTTATTAAAACTCCTGAAAACATTCTACCATGAACCCTGTAATACTGATCTGCGAGGTACATATACATCACTTTGGTTATATTCTGACCATGCGCTGTGATGGCGAGAAGACGGATCAACGGATCACCGTCTTCAGAGTAATTAGCAAATGCCGTAGCAATTGCAAACGCCATAACCATAGCCGCTAGTGTTGTGTCGTAACTGGACCAATCTCCTTCACCGTACTTTCTTTTTCCAAGATCTATACCATATTTCTTTTGCGCGAACCGCTTAACTCTTCTCCATCGTTGTTTTAACGGAGACGTTCTTTCACCGAGAACCATGTCCCACAATTCCATTAAACCTCCATTGGTGACCTGGATCCCTATTGCAG